GCCAGTGCCAGCGCCAGAGCCAGTGCCAGCGCCATAGCCAGAGCCAGTGCCAGCGCCATTAAAATTCCCGTTATTTGTATTCATTTATTGATTTCCTTGCTATATCAGTACAAAGAATTGTTTCAATTGCACCTGTAAGCTGAATAAGCGGGTTTAAAGTGTCTACTTTTTTTCCTGTTGACATGCCAAGTTGAGCAACGCCAGAAAGAGCAACGCCACCATCACTACCCCAGGAATAAAGTCTTCTGCTATCCTTTAAAACAACCACATCTCCAACTTGTGATACAAGAGTTCCAGCATGAACCCCCGCGGAATAGCAACGTACAAGCACGTATTTGCCTATCATTGGTGATTCTAGTTGCTCTGTTTTTGTATGGCCTAATAAAGAAGCGATTTGCTTTATTTGTTTAAATGTTAGGTCTTCAATATCAAATGACATTTTTTACTCCATGAGGATTGTTAAATTTTTTCATTCTGTAATTAATTGCTTGAGCTGATATTCCAAGAATTAATGCCCATTCTGAATTTGTTTTACCTTCAAACAACACATTGTTTCTTTTATTTAAATTCTGTTCTGATTTTGTTGACCATTTACAGTTTTCTTTCGAATAACCTTTATCATTATTGATCCTATCGATACTGTGATTTATTGATGGTCTTTTACCCATATCTGATAGAAAATTACTAAATGAATCTTCCCATCTATTGCACATGTCTATTCCTCTGCCTCCGTAATTTTGGTAGTCTTTTGATTTTAAATTGTAAGTCGTGTGCTCGATTACTTCTAGAAGAGCGTCAAGCGCTTCTGGTTTTTCTTGTTTTGCCCGTCTACTGGCTTCATATTCAGTTAAGGCGTTATCAACGGTGTAGATACCTATGCTGCCGTTTGGTTGTTCGTATAAAAAATCGTAGGTCATGTCTTTACCCTCTAGTTTTCTGTATGAATTAGTTATTTAAACGCTTCGGATATAAGCGTTATGAGCAGGAATACGAACATCAGTCCTGCAAAAAACTGGACATTATTAATGTAATGCTTCCTCATTTTTTGAATCCCCATTTAAAAGCCGAAGAAAGGCGTTTATTCGCCTCTCTTATTTCTATGTCTTTTTTGTTCATTACTATCCCTCTCGCTGCTTTTACTGCTTTTTGCTGTTCGGTGTATTTCTTGAGCATGGCTCTTTCTATGATTGTTTGGGTCATTTTTGCGCTCCTGGTTGTTTAAGGGTCGTCTCTTAATATTTAAATGCATTCAATTGTCTACCCCCTTCAATATTGTCCGATGGGTAGTGTTTTAAAATCACAACACTTTCAGATGCAGAAATTTTTAAACATGAAAAAAATCGAATAAATACGTTGTCACAGGCTTCAACAGAACTGTTGTCATAGGCTGTAACCGAACTGTTTCCAAATGCCGTAACAGAACTGTTTTCATAAGCAGTAACAAATCTGTTTCCAAATGCCGTAACAGAACTGTTTTCATAAGCAGTAACAGAACTGCTCCCATAGGCCGTAACCGAACTGTTTTCATAGGATGTAACCGAACTGTTTTCATAGGCTGTAACCGAACTGTTTTCATAGGCTTCAACAGAACTGCTCCCATAGGCTTCAACAGAACTGCTCCCATAGGCTTTAACAGAGCAATTAATCACAACAGCAATATTTCCATCGTGTATGCAAGCATCGAATTCCTCCTGGTTATGTACTTCAATTCTTTTTTTCATTTATTACTCCTTATAGTTGTTAGATGCCCACATCTCATGGGCTTGCAGTTCCAGGTTCTGTTAAAGGCCGGTACAGCAACTGCTAAGATTTCGCCTATAAAGATTGAAACTGGGTGTGCGTCAGTTTAAATTTTTATAGAAAAAAACCCGGCATTTCTGCCGGATAGTGGGTTGCCTTTAGGTTGAGCGTTAAAAAAGTTCTAAATACGGTTCTTAAATTATTTAAATGCCTCAGACAAAATCGTTATAAATAGGAATACGAACATTAATCCTGCAAAAAACTGGACGTTATTAATGTAGTGCTTTCTCATTTTTTGAATCCCCATTTAAATGCTATTGCCAGTCTTTGGTTTCCTTCCCTATTTGCCATGTCCTTTTTGTTCATAACAATTCCGCGTGCAGCTTTTACGTAACATTGTTGTTCGTTGTATTTCTTGAGCATCGCTCTTTCTATGATGGTTTGGGTCATTTGTGCGCTCCTGGTTGTATTGTTTTTGTGTTGAGGTAAATAATACGCCAACGTATTAAATTGTCAATACATAAATGTATTATTTTTTACAAACGAATCCTTTATAGGCACAAAAAAACCGGCATAAGCCGGTTTGTTTGTATTTAAGTTAATGATTGGTTGTACTGGTTACAGTTTTTTGAGGATAGCGTAAAAGTCTTTTTTAGTGGTTCCAGCTTGTGACGCCATGCTGGAAATAAGCATTTGTGAAAATGGCGCTTTTGGACAATCGACAGTTACTTTATATTTTCTTTCATTTTTAATTAGTACCCAGTGTTTATGAGAACCTTTTTGAGCGGTGAAGGTAAAGCCAAGATAAGTCAGTATAGCTTTTACTTCCTTACAAGTTATAGGTGGATAATTTCCACTCATGCCAGGCGGAGTGGTAGCAGCTCATCAAAAATGACGCTGGCTTTATGACAAATCACATTGGTAAGCCGAATAAGATAGTATTCAACCCATGAAGATATGGGCGCTTTCCTGGTTAATAATTGGCTGCCATACTCTGTATCTTGCAGCGCTTCATCAACATAAAAGACAATTTGCTCTTCCAGTTTTTTCCTGGCATCTGGAAAAGTTTCTCCTTGAGTGGCAAGGTTAAAATCAAGGCATACAGCTACCCAAACATCACCATCTTGCTTGGCATAGCATTTAATAATCAGTTGTTGTGGCTTCATTATCGCGCTCCTTAATGCTTGTTGGCTGTTAATAAGCTCTTGTGTAGGTTCAGTATAGTTTATCGTAGCCCAGACCACCAGAACACTCTACCCAATATCTTTATGCTGTCCTCTGAGGCTGGCTCGTCCGGGTATTCTTCTCTATTAAAACTACGCAAGCGGTAGCCACCGCCAGTCTGCGTGTAGATTAGTTTTACCTTCAGCTCACCTAAGTGATCTATGGCGTACCAATCACCGTTAATTACCTCGGTCTTACTTGTATCAATGCCCACCGTGCAACCGTCCGGCAAGACAGGTTCCATGCTGTTACCTTTAACCGCAACGCAATAGGCATGATCTATTGATACGCCTTTCTTTTTTAAAGTGGATTTTGCAAAACGTAGTTTGCAGCCGTGGTTTTCCTGAACTTCAGTGGAGCCGTTCCCGGCTGACAGCTTCACCTCTCTGAAAAATGGGATTGCCACCTCGTCACTGCTGATCGGGGTGTCGCTGTCCCAGGTGTCAAAACCACCAAGGTGTTCGGCGTTTGATGGCTCGTTATTTGGTGGGCTATAAACATTTTTATTATTCTCAAAACCTCTTAATTCTGCCTCGCTAATACCCAACGCAGCTGCAAGTTTTTTTATCGTGCTAGTTCTTGGGTCGCCAATCTTTCCTTTTAAGAATCTATTGATGGTTGGTTGCGGAACACCTGATTTTTCAGACAAATAGTAAGCGTTCCAGCCTTTTAGCTTCATCCTTTTATCGAGATTTTCTCTTAATGTCGTCATGATTTCACAATACATTTTTGCATTATTTAAATTAAATACCCTTATGTATTGACTACAATACATTGACGTATTATTATCTTTACCTATGAGCATACAAAAATTCCTTACTGATATTTATGAAACCGGCATATCTGATTATGAGATAGCTAGGCGTCTTGGAACATCTCAGCCTCAAATAAATAGATTGCGTCTTGGCAAAAACCAAACCTCTTATGAAAGAGGTGAAAAAATCAAAAGACTGGCGCAAGAGCTACGCCCAGATATATACAAACAACAATGACCCCCCATCGCGCCGAACCTCATAACCGTCAAACTTGCCGCCCCTGCATGGCCGGTTCTTTGGCTACGGCGCGTCCCTCTTCAAACCGCTGGTTGAGCGGGTTAATACTCGACTGCTCCTCTAGTACCTCTAGTGCTCCTAAAGGCACGCCCCTCACAGCCGCTTGAGTAGCTACTTGCGGCTTTTTTTTAACTTAATAACTATAAAAAACCATGAACGATAAACGTGATTTTAGAGAAGAAACCCTGCTTAACGCTGCCGAAGAACGACTGTTAACGTTCGTCGCCGGTAAATACGGCGTTTCAAAGTCTTCAGCACTGCGGCTGTGCTTGCATGTGGTCGGTGATGATCTTGTCAGAAAAGACCGTCTTGCCGATACAGGGATTGTTACGGATGGTTAACGGATGATTGATAAATAACGATAAGAGCGATTAATAACAAAGAGAGATGATGATATGAATATAAATATTGAAAGTACACCTTATGGCTTTAGCAGTCTTGCATGCCCTTCATGTGGAGAACCCACCCTTCATCATGGTGAGGTCGAGGTTTTTATAAGGACTAATGAAGATAGCCAGACAGGAAGGCACATAATGGTAAAACAGAATGGCTGGGTCGATACTGACGATAATATTTCATTAAATCCCAGCGAAAGACGTGATGGTGTGCTTATCCATTTGTCTTGTGAAGGTTGTTCAAACAAGAGCGTACTTGCCATCGTTCAGCATAAAGGCGAAACCCAGTTATCAACTGGAATTGTTCAAGAGCGAATTAATTATGCTGCCTGATGCTAGCATAGACGGTAGCAAAGTAATGACATCAGAAAGATTCCCTGGCTTGCTTGCGCCAATACCTGAGAACATACCTGATGCCCTTAAGAAATTACCACAATGGATAGTATGGCAAACAGAATACGACCATAAGAAAGAGAAGTGGACTAAAGAACCACGGCAATCAAGATTTCCTAATGCCAGGGCATCAAAAAGTAATCGATGGCACTGGTCATCCTTTGATACTGCCTATAGCTCCTATTTAAATCATGATTTTTTAGGTGGGGTTGGCTTCATAACTACAAAAGACGATCCCTTCATGTTTTTTGATATGGACAAGTGCATTGTTGATGGGAAAATTGATAATGATGCAATGGATGTGGTTTATTCTATTGGGTCTTACGCAGAAAGATCGCCTTCAGGAAAAGGAGTCAGAATTGTAGCTTTGGGAAAACTGCCAGGTAAACAGATCAATAACCAGGCTATAAAAAGAGAACTTTATGATGGACAGGAAGATTCTTTTTTAACGATAAGCGGCCATGTTTTTACAGATCAGTTTGAAATACTTCCGGCTCAGGATGCTATTAATAAATATCATTCGCTATGGCTTACGTCTTCAAGCATCAAAGAAAAAACAGTTATTGAGTTCAGTGAATACTTTATTGATGATATAGACCTATCAAGACTTTCACAATTTACCTTATCAATAATTGAAGGTAACTATGACAGCTATCCGTCAAGATCAGAGGCGTTATATGGCGTTGTTCTTGATATGCTGTCAGCAGGCTATTCAAACGATGAAATATTATCAGTTATCACCGATGATTCCTATGCAATATCGGAAGTAGCAGCATCAAGACGTCCTAATAATCGCGAGTCACAAAGAATGTGGATCGCCAACTATACGCTTAAAAAAGCTTTATCAGAACACAATGAGACAAAAGTATTCATTCAAAGCAGGGAAGCCATAGCCGAACTTATTGAAAGTACTAATAATAAAAAATCATCAATAAAATCATCTATACCTTATTTTAAAATACCTTCCGTAATACCTGTAAAGCGTTTACAGGAAATGTCTAACTGGATGTCAGGATTGTCTGAAAAGCCAACTCCAGCAATTAGTACTGCTGGCGCTATAGCCTTGGGTAGTGTATTAACAGGAAGGATGTACAGAAGCACACGAGCAAACTGGACATCATTATTGATGGCTGTTAGCGGATCAAGCGGAGTAGGGAAAAATTATATAAAGGTTGGAATAGAACGTGCGCTGCAAAAAGCAGAATTAATCAATCTGATAACAGGAGATTTTTATACGCATCAAACTGCTGTTTATTGTGAACTAAGAAAAAAACCGTGTCATATATGCATATCAGACGAGTTCGGCGAGAATTTCATGGAGGCAAGAAAAAATAACAACGCTAATAAATTGACTGTTTTTAAGTCATTTAAAAAAGCCTACTCAGATGCCGATCATTTTTATAAACCAGAGTCTTTTTCAGACATAAAAAATAAGGGTGAAATTGACACATCACCTGTATTTAACCCGTCATTAACATTGCTTGGACTCACCACGCCGCTTCAGTTTTATTCCGAAATAAAAGTATCACATATAGAATCTGGATTAATTAATCGCTTTATAATAGTTAATATTGAAGACGGTCAACAAACAAGGCGAAGCTTTGGCGAACCAAATCCACCTGAAGATTTAATAACATGGATGAAGCTGGTAAGGCATGTCGATAAACCATCGTTTTGCACGGCTCATAATCATTACCCTACTCCTATTGTCGTTAAATTTTCAAGACAGGCAGAATCATTATTTGATCAAGCTGAAATATATGAAGAACATATAGCAAATAGCCTTGCTGGTGATCATCTTGATTCAATGGCAAGGCGGTTACGTGAATCATCCATGCGGTTAGCAACGTCATGGGCTGGGTGTGATAACTATGACAATCCTATTATTAGTGAAGAAATAGCTCATGAGGCTATTAATTATGTGTTTGGCAATGGAATGCAAACTATCGATAAATTAAAGTCAGGAACCGGAGAAAATGACTACCAAACAAGCATGAATACAGTCCTTAATTATATACAGTCTTGTGAAAATGGAATTACAGACTCTGAATTAAGCAGAAGGTTCAGGTCAATAAAACGTAAGGAAAGATCAGAGATAATGGCCCACCTTCAGGATTCTGAGCTTATTTATGGAGAGCTTATTGATAATGGAACAGGAGCCAGAGGACGTAAAGCCATGACATGGATGGCATTATGATTAATTCTTTCCATTCTTTCCCATTCTTTCCAAATAGCCTTGGAAAGAAATAAGCCAGTACCTACGCCATTCAAGGAATTCTTTCCTTCTTTCCCGCTTGCCCTAAATATATATATATATACATACATACACGCTTGGAAAGAAGGAAAGAATTCTGTAGGCCACAGTACTAAAGGGTTATAAGTTTCCCGATATGTTTTGGAAAGAATTGGGAAGAATTGCAAAGAATTGGAACAATTAAAAATTAAATCTATAGGAGACAGAAATTATGATTGAAGTAGACATGGAAAATAAAAAGATAGCAGTTGATCATGAAACCTATAAAAGAATGACTCAAGGTACTGCATTTCAACGCAGCATTAACTGTTTAGCATTGATGTTTAAAGAAATGGATGACTTTGATGACTTTTTATTCAAGACCAAAAATGTGCCTAAAAAAATGCAGAAGAAAATTATAAAAAAGATGAGGGCCGAAAGGGTTGCATATTTCAGAAGTAATCCACCACCGGGTATTGATATGGAAGCGTTAGACATGTTCTTGTCTTGCCAATAAGTATCTTAATTAGAACTATGACCCCACTTGAACAATCCATGCTAAACCAAATCATGACCGCAGGTCTCGCTGAACCGGAGCAGGAATATCCCACCGGCTATGGAAAAACCCGTTTCGACTTCGCTTGGCCGGAAATTAAACTTGCGGTTGAGGTGGAAGGGGGGACTTGGATTAAAGGTAGGCATTCTAGGCCCGTAGGCTTCGCTAGAGACGCGAAAAAATATAATAGGGCAGTTATAGCGGGTTGGAGAATAATACGCGCTACGAGCGATATGGTGGCTTCTAGGGAAGCAATTAATGACGTAGTGGATGCCTTTAACTCTAATTTGAACGCAAGATGAATAAACTTTCTTTAAACAACAAAGCAAAGGAACAAATAACAAGTCCACAAAAAAAGCTTTCATGCCACGAATGCTATAACTTAGGACATACCCTAGGGGCGGAGTCAGAACGCGCCGCTATCGCAAATAATATCGGCTTTTTAGTTGCTGCCTATAGCGACATCGAGGTTGTGACTGCAGTGCTTAGGCAGCTACGGGATTCAATAGATAATTTATCTTCATCAGGGAACGCAGAATGAGAAAAACCATAGAAATAAAATTAACTAACCCATTCGCTAAGATGCCAGCCTATGCAAACTATGGGGATGCCGGGCTAGACCTGGCAGCCGCTATAGAAGACGATGTGGCTGTCTATCCAGGCACTAACGTGATGATCACGTCTGGAATAGCCGTGCATATCAACGACCATAATGTAGTGGGGGTACTGGTAGGAAGGTCAGGTCTGGGACATAAATGCCGGATAAGGCTGTCAAACTGCGTCGGCATTATAGACAGCTCATACCAACAGACCATCGGAATATCCGTATTTAACGACGGTGACGGCGTTTTTACAATAAAGCGCGGCGATCGTATAGCACAGCTGCTTTTCGTGCCGGTGTATCAGGCTAATTTAACCTTGGTGGATGATTTTACGGTTTCTAGTGATCGCGGCGGGTTTGGATCTAGTGGCGTGGCGTCATGATGGATAAATTTATTAAATCGATGGCCTTTTTTGTTGCGCTTTGTTCGATTATTTCAGGACTTGCGATGATGGTAGCAGTTGCTCCATTTATGTTGGGCATGGCACTGCTGGTAGCGCTGGGTGGCGCTATAGTGATGTTTATAAGTTATGTTATTGAATGGCTTACGGTGTAGGAGAGGTTGTACGATGACAGAAAAACAGGCTGGCTATACTGTTAAAGTGGGTAATATGGAAGGAGGACACGTGGAAGGCGACAAGCATGACAAACATAAACTGGACTGGACATTGCTTCCGGTTCAGCCTGTTCAGCAAGTCATACAGGTGCTTGAGTTTGGGAAGAAAAAATATTCTGCAAATAACTGGAAACGCGTACCCGATGCAAGGCGGCGCTACCTGGCCGCCGCATTTAGGCACTTGGCAGCTATCAGCGACGGCGAGTGGCTTGACCAGGAGTCAGGACTACCACACGCCGCTTGTGCCGTGTGCTCATTGCTGTTTTTACTTTGGTTCGTAAACGAAGGAAAAGGAGAAAGTGAATGAAGCAAAATTATGATGCCGTGCCACTACTGCTAGCACTTATAATTGTGGTGAGCGTAGCAATCATTGGCGGGTTAATGATAATGGTTGATTCTGCTACAAATTTATTGGCGGCTTTGAAGAAGTTATGAACACTGATATTCTCGCTAAAAGACTTTGCTCAGTAAAAGAGCAAATTGATAAAGTAAATGAGAATAAATTGATCGATATAGAGGAAATAATAAACTTTGCAGAATGGCGACTTGATGTGCTACATAGCCTGAAAAGACGCATTGAAGCCATGTTGTTTAGTGAGAAAATTGTGAAACTGTGCCGAACGGGGAGGTGAGTGTGATGGAGTTGAATAGAAAAGCATTTTTTGCGCTTGCAGCATTGGCGTTAGTGGTTTTTACTGATGCATTTGTAAGACTTTGGAGCGGATTATGAAGCGGTGGAGCGCAACAAAAGGCATGGATATAGAAAATGCTAGAATTGATAAATTTCTTGAAGAGGTTATTGAGGTAAGCAAGCGTCATGGCTTGTCATTAAGCCATGAGGACAGGCATGGCGCATTTGTGGTGGAGAAGTATAGCCACGATAATGCTGATTGGTTATTGGGCGCGTTTGATGATTGTGGAGAGTAGTATGGAAGAAGGTCATGATAAGCCTGACTGGGCACTGTTGCATGTGGACCCTGTTATTGATGTTATTAGGGTGCTGATGTTCGGCGAGAAACGCTATGGGCGAGATAACATGCGGTTTGTTGTCTTTTTTTTGTTGTGGTTTAGGTAGTAAATACAAAATGAAAAAAATTATAACTAACAATACTCCAAAAGAGTTAATAGAACTGTATGTAAACGACCCATATTTTCATTCTCTTGTAACACATACCGAAATTATTGACGGTGATTATATAAAGATGCTTGAGGAAGCTGTGGTCACGTTTGCTAACATGGAAAATAGGTCAAAGTCTATGGTATTAAAGTATGCTCAACGTTTTGGAATTATTGATGAAGAATAACTGTATTTTGTTTTTTGTGGTTTAGGTGATATATGGCGGAAGGGTTGACGGCTAAGCAGGAAGCCTTCGTTCAGGCTGTTATAAGCGGCAAAACAAATAGTGATGCCTATAGACTGGCCTATGATACTGACAACATGAAACCGTCAAGCGTGCATGAGAAGGCTGCTGAGCTCATGAGAAACGTCAAGATATCGTCAAGAATAGCCGCTTACAAAGAAGAACTTGCTAAATCTTACCTATGGACTCGCGAGGATAGCGTTAGAGAGCTAACAGGCGTGATAGCTGATCCGTCCGCAAGATGCTCTGACAAAACAGCTGCCGTGAAGGTTTTGAATGAAATGCATGGGTTTAATGCTCCGATAAAACACGATATAAACGGCACAATAACTCATGAGATGGCTATAGAGATGCTTAAATGACACCTAACGAGCTGGAAATACGTCAGCGTCTTAAAGATGATTTCGAGCATTATGCCAGGAAGTGCCTGTTCATCAGGACGAAAAAGGGCGGATTGGATCCGCTCGTCCTGAATGAGGCGCAGCGTTATATCCACAATAAACTTGAGCAGCAACTGCAAGAGACCGGAAAGATAAGGGCGTTAATACTAAAAGGCAGGCAACAGGGAGTGTCTACGTATACAGAAGGGCGCTTTTACTGGAAAGTGACGCATAGGAAAGGCGTTAAGGCTTTTATCCTGACGCACGAAGCTGAGTCAACATCAGCACTTTTCGACATGGCGCAACGCTATCACGACAACTGCAGCCCTCTTGTTAAGCCATCAACAGGCGCATCGAGCGCAAAAGAATTGTATTTTGATGCGCTTGACAGCGGGTACAAGGTTGGCACGGCGGGGAATAAATCAGTCGGCAGGGGGACGACAATTCAATACATGCACGGCTCAGAGGTTGCATTCTGGCCGCATGCAGCAGAGCATTCAAAAGGTATTCTTCAAGCTGTGCCTGACTCGCAAGATACCGAGATCATCATGGAGTCGACTGGCAACGGCATAGGTAACTTCTTTCATCAACAGTGGCAAATAGCCGAGTGCGGAGATTCTGAGTATCAGGCTATATTCGTGCCTTGGTACTGGCAGCCAGAGTATGTAAAGCCGGTTCCAGTTGGTTTTATGATGACCGACGAAGAGGCGATGCTGTCAGAGCAGTATGGCTTGACGCCAGGACAAGTCATGTTCAGGAGATCAAAAATAGCTGACCTGTCAGTTGACGGGATGGATGGAACAGCTGCGTTTAAGCAGGAATACCCATTTAACGCGATAGAAGCCTTCCAGGTTTCAGGAGGAGATACGCTGATTAACCCTGACTGCGTTATGAGAGCTAGACAAGCCAAGGTTGAGGCGGTAGGTGGCGTCATTATTGGCGTTGATCCTGCGCGTTACGGAGAAGATAGGACGTCTATTATCTACAGGCAGGGCAGGAAGGCTTACAACCTGACGAGCTATAGCAAGAAAAATACGATGGAAGTCGCAGGGATAGTAAACACGCTCATAAAAAAAGACAATCCTGTTCAGGTTGCTGTGGATGTCGGGGGCTTGGGCGCAGGTGTTGTTGACCGGCTGATAGAGCTAGGTCATGGCGATATTGTCGTTGCTATAAATGCTGGTGAGTCACCGTTAAACCAGGATAAGTACAAGAACAGGAGAGCTGAGATGTGGGGAGCATTGAACAAGTGGCTTAATGATAGCATGCCTGTGCAAATCCCTGATAAAGACTCACTACACGCAGATTTATGCGCTCCGTTTTTTACTTATGACAGCAACTCAAGACTGGTAATCGAACGCAAGGAAGAGATGAGAAAGCGTGGAGTCAGGTCTCCAGACGAGGCGGATGCTTTATGTCTTACTTTTGCTGAGCCAATACGGACGAAGAAACACTATAAACCTGTTAACTACTACCCTGCTGATTCTGTTACCGGGTACTGATAATTTTAATGATTGCCGGGAGGCAAACAATGCAAATGCAAGACGAGTATGAACCGGAAGAAGAATCTCCGGAAATGGAATCCGATGAGCAGCTTGGTGAGCGCGTCCAGGCGTTAGGCTATCGCTTGAAACGGCTGGCCGAAGAGCAGATTGGCATACGGCAGATGATAGAGGACAGATGGCTTGCTGATCTTGAGCAGTACATGGGTCGCTATGATGCAGAGACGCTGAGCAGATTGGCGCGCTCAAACGGCTCGCAGGCTTTCGTTAATATCACTCGCGCTAAAACCACGGCGGCGGAAAGCCGGTTAAGCGACATGCTGTTTCCTACTGACGATAAGAATTGGGGAATTCAACCGACGCCCGTCCCAGAACTACAAGCTATGGCAAACAACCACGGATTAGCCGGAGTTGATGAGAGTGGCGCTATGGTGACGCATGCCGATATTGCCGCGCAAGAGTTGAAACTAGCTCGTAAACGCGCTGAGGGTATGGAAAATGAGATAGACGACCAGTTGATAGAGGCTAAGTATCACCAGATAGCTCGCGATGTTATTCACGACGCGTGTCTGTTTGGAACGGGAATATTAAAAGGCCCGGTGGTTATTAACCGCACTCGCAATAGCTGGAAAAAGCTGGACGGGTCGGTTTATGAGCTGAGCATGGTGCAGGACTACCGGCCAGGCGTTGAGCATGTAAAAGTGTGGGACTGGTTCCCGGATATGAGCGCCGTCACTATGGATGAATGCGGTTTTATCTTTGAACGGCGTTATATCAGCAAAAAGCAGTTAATAGAACTATCCAAGCGTCCAGGCTACCTTCAGGATCAGATTCGACGAGTTATTGCCGAAGCTCCTGAAAAACAGGTGTCTAGTCATGGCGGAACGCATGTGGCAAGGCTTCGGGAGATGTCAGGCGTTCAGGTTAATGTGGATGATAACCGCTTTGAGCTGTGGGAATATCACGGGCCAGTTAAGAAGGAAGACCTGGAGGCGTGTGGCTGCGAGGTGGATGATGACGAGCTTGAAGAGCATGACGTTATTGTTACACTGGTAAATGGACGAGTGATTAAGGCAGATTTAAATCCGCTTGAAACCGGAGAGCGTCCTTATTCGGTATTCTGTTACGAGGACGACGACACTACTGTATTCGGCTTTGGTGTTCCGTATTTGCTGCGTAATGAGCAGCGAATAGTTAATGCCGCATGGCGCATGACGCTGGATAATGCTGCGTTGTCTACTGGCCCACAAATTGTCGTTAATCGTGAGTTGGTTATTCCGTCTGATGGTGCGTGGGACTTAAAGCCTAAGAAATTATGGTGGATGAGCGATCCTGACCGGAGTGTGAATGAAGTATTTGCTACTCATGAGATTAGCTCGCATCAAGCAGAGCTGACGCAAATATTCGACATGGCCCGGAATATGGCTGACGACGTCACCAGTTTGCCGATGCTTGCCCAGGGCGAGAAGGGCGACGCCCCAGACACAGCAAGTGGTATGTCAATGCTGATGAACTCGGCTAACGTCGTGCTACGGCGAGTCGTGAAGTCGTTTGACGACGGGATCACTAAGCCTTTTATCCATCGCATGTATGATTGGAACATGCAGAACAGCGACAAGGAAGATATTAAAGGTGATTTTGAGGTGGACGCCAGAGGGTCATCTGCATTGTTGGTTAAGGAGACACAGACGCATGCGCTCATGAACCTGATGATTACCGCGCAACAGCCTATTTTTTCTGAATTGACTAAACACGCAGAACTGTACCGCAAGGCTGTACAGGCGCAACATATTACCCCGGATGATATTGTAAAGACCAATGAGGAGATAGAGGCGGAGAAAAATAAGCCTAATCCTCAGCAGCAACAGCAACAGCAAATGTTCGCTTTGCAGCTTAAGGAGTTACAAGCAAAGATTGATAAGCTTCAGGCTGAATCTGTCACGAAGAATATTGAGGGATTGTATTCGAGTATGCAAACAGCTGAGATTGTGGCGACTATGCCAAGCGTAGCCCCCATCGCTGACGATGTGTCCAAATCCGCCGGATTCATAGACCGCAACGGATATCCATTAGTGAATCAACAGCCAGTTACACAGCCTGGCACTGTTGTTGCAATGCCACATAATACCGA